TTTGTGTAGTTCTGATGCTTGTGTGTCCCATCATCTTGCTTATACTTTCAATAGGGATACCTGCCGAGAGCATAAGCGTTCCGAATGTATGCCTACTATCGTGATAGGAGAGATTCTCCTTGACACCTGCCATTATGCCTATCTCGTGTATGCAGTACCATATCATATTCCGATTAGGCAATGGGAATATAGGTCTGCTCTCATCTGTTGTATTATATAATGCCAATATCTGTTCTGCTACTGGATGTAATGGGACAAACGACTCCACATCTGTTTTCTTCCTATTGATACGAATATAGTATCTCCCTTCTGCTGTAACGCCTATGTTTGATGGGCGTAATCGCTGCATATCGACATACGATAAGCCTGTAAATGCCGAGAAGATAAACGCCCTGCGTGTTAGTTCTTGCAATCTGTCGCTCATAGGATGCTCCATTATCCATTGTAACTCGGCACGACTGATATGTTTCAGTTTGTAGTCGGGTTTCTTCTCATAGGGAATATCAGCTAATGGATTGAAGCGTATAATCTCTCTATCCACTGCAACATATATCAACCTGTTCAGCCAAGTAAGACAATGATTGATGTGTCCTGCACCACAACCTTTGCCTTTTAGGTAGAGTTTATATCCCCATCCGAATTCCTCAGTAATATCCTCAAAGGCTATATCACGCATATTGAGCGATAACAGATACTCGTGCAAGTAGGCTTGTGTGGATTTTGATTGTCGGTATGATGAGGTTGAGTTAATAACCTCTGCTCGGATTCTTAACCTCTCTCGTTCCTCTTCGCCGGCCTTAAGCAGTGTCGTTGGTGTAACAGCAACACAGGTGATCTCATTCTTCAGCATCTCGGCTGTAACCATACCTGCATCCTTCAACAGATTTTCGTATGCTGTTTCTATCCTTGCACGCAGATCATTGAGCATTTTGTTTGTTCTAATATCTTTTACCTCACTAGTCTTTGATTTCCAATCATCAGGATTGCAATAATGACCTGTTGCAAATACGCTCTTTTTACCGTCAATGGTAATACGACACATAATTGCGGTTGTTCCGTCAGCCCTAACTTTGCTGCGGTTGATATAATATAAAATCGAAAATGTACTTCTCATAATGGTAGTTGCTTATTGGTTATAGTATTAGTTTTAAATCTTCTGTTGCTTCGATGTATTTATCCATATCCTCAAAGAGTTTCTTTGGGGTTACTCGTGCATATACCTGTGTTGTCTTAATATCCGAGTGTCCTAACATCTTACTCACCGTCTCGATAGGCACACCGTTTTCGAGAGTTATCAGTGTTGAGAACGAGTGCCTTCCCATATGGTAGGTAAGAGGCCCTTTGATCCCCGCCATTTCTCTCAGACTATTGAGGTTCCACATCATTGCCTCTCGCTTGATTACAGGGAATAGCGTTTCTCTTGATTTGTTACGATATTTCTCTATCAACACTATCGCTTCGGGCAATAGCTTGACACGACAGAGCTTCCCATTCTTACCTCTACGGTATTTAAGCCACATAGCACCGCTATCGTCAGTAGATAGATTGTCATTGGTTATAGATGTAACATCTATGTATGCTGTACCCGTATAGCAGGCAAAGAGGAACATATCACGAGAAGTATGATGTGACCAACGATGTTCCTCAATCTCTAAATCTCGCAACTTCTCAAAATCCTCTTTGCTCAATGCTCTCGGAGTAGTAGCCTTTTGCTTTGGCAAAGGATAATGTTCAAAATGATATTTGTCTGCGTGTCCCTCTTTGAACGCTATGCGGCAGATCTTTTTCAGAATTGCCAGATAATGACGCACCGTTTCAACTGCTAAACCTCTTTCAATGATGATATACTCCTGATACTCTCGTATGAACTGCTCATTGAGCTGGCAAAAGGCAATATCATTAATCTTGAATCGCTTTGTGATAAACTCTTCAAGTCGTCTACGAGTATATAAGTATGTTGGAAGTGTGCGATGCGAAACGTCAATACCAACTCTCGCCCTTATCTCCTCAATGTGCCTATCAAAGAGTTTAAGCAAGGTCATTTGAGTATCTTTACTGCCTTGAAACACATTCTTTACATCGGCTGCATCAAACTCTTGTTTGCGCTCCAAAAGAGAATCGAATGCCAAGTTAATGGCAAGCATCAACTTGTCAATCTTGGCATTGATTTCAACAGCCTCCTTGCTTTTGCCATTGAGTCGGCTTTCGCGAGGATTCCATAATTCTGGAGTACACGACAGCTTGCTACTGAACTGCGCCATCGTTCGATTTACGGTAATTCGTCCCATAATGGGAGCCTTACCCGACTTGTCTAATCCACTCTTTTTAAGGTAGAGCAACACCTTGAATTTTTCTACTTTCATACGCTTATATTTTTAGTGGCAAAGTTAGCCTGTATATAAGCGTCCTTTACTATGCAAAATAATGACAATCAACGCAATGTGATGCCCTTGCAGATTATTTTGTTACCTCTCGGCTTTCGGTAACAGCCAAGCTAACGATTTGGTAACTGAACACCTGCTCATAACCGATATTTCTTGCGTTAAGTAAATCGTGCAAGAAAATCGCTTTTTGGTTGTTTCTCAACCATTTACGTTTGCTTTATTCAATTCTGAAATCGTTTGCTTTGCTACTTAATATCCATGTGGCGAGACATTCCTACGCAACATCTGTATGCTTAGCTAATGGTGTAAGTATAGAGAATGTGGCAAAGATGCTCGGGCACTCAAATATCAAAATGACGCAACACTATGCCAAAGTGCTTGACAGTTCGATATTGAAGGATATGATGAATGTAAAGAGTGCGATAGTGAATTTAGGATAGAAGTCTGCGGTAGGCTTCACTTGCTTTCGCCCCATTATAAAGTTAACTCGGAGGGCAATACCTGCGAGTTCAAGCCCAAGGGTTTTCGAGCAAAAAATTCTCTTTGATAATTTTTCACCCGAAAAAACTCTCCGGTATCACCGTCCGAGTTGAGAATGGGATTGGGACGAAGCAAGCGAAGCGACCTACGACGCATAAGTCAAGGTCAAGAGAGAAATCAAATATGTTTCAAATATCTTGGATGGCTATTATTATGAAAAAACAGAGTTGGGGACAAAGGCAGCTCGCTCCCAACTCTGCATAAATTTAGTGTTGCGTTATTACGCTAATAAGTTCAACTTCTCGGCAATGATAGCCTTAAAAGTCTCTTTCATCTCGTCTGGCAAGAAAGAGAGGTCAATAAACTCAAACCACTTATCTTTTGCCTTCGTGAATTTGGCAAAGATATTTTTGATAACCTTATCCTCCAGTCCCGATGCTTGCATTGAGGTTACGAAATCCACCTTTTTAATTTTGCGTTTCTTGCCATTAAGTGTAAGCGCCAACTCCTCGGTATCTTCGGGCATCACCAATGCAGTGGAGAGCATATCGTATGCAGGTGTAAGTAGATATTTCCCTTGTTCCTTGCTATAAAGCGAAAAGTTTTTCAGGTGCATATCGGCATTGCCTGTTATCCACGAGAAAACCACCTGCTCCCAGTAGTTTACCATATCCAACTTGGGCACAGCGGAAAATCGCTGTATTGCCTTGGCAATCTGCTCATACGAGCCTTTGTACTTATGCTCGGTTAGTCGTTCCGTAAGCTGGCACATATCCTCCATCGGAAGTTTGGTTCCTTTGTCAGTACGATCAATACGGCGAGTTATATAGCACAACTCACCATCAGCAAAACGGATAAGGCTATGAGGCACTGTTTGCACCTTTGCCAACTCTGCAAGATGCATTGTCAAATCCTCCAATTCGGGTAGATGTGCAAAGCGATTGGTTTGTGGTTTCAATATGTATCGTCCCCACAACCCAACAATCGTGAAACGCTCCGCCTCGTTCCTGCCGTCCTTGTTAATGTCGAGCGACAGCTTCGCTTGAACGCCTGTCAATGTTGTTTGACTACGGATTACCTGTTTGGCAAGGTCGGTTAGGTTCTCGCGTGTGTATGGCAATTCGGGAACACTCGGCGTGCCGAACATCTTCTTTGAACAAGCCTTGTGAAAATCCTTTTCTCCCTCGTTCAACTCCTTGTAACAATATAGACACTTTGCCATACACTACTCCTCCTCACTGATTACGGGTTCAACGCCTACCGCACCGATGCAATCCTTGCAGCACGCAACGAGCAACGACATACGGTCGCGAGCATCAATTTTCCAATTCTTCTCGGCAATATCCAGGAGCCAGCCTTCGGGAATCAAACCATCGAAGAATGGAAATAGCACCTTGTCTCGATAAGGCTTATCGCTCAACGGCAAAGTAAGGCTCACAGCCTCGGCATTGGCTGATGCTAAATAATCGGCATCATACTCAAATGTATAACCGTTCTCATCTTCCGTCAAGATGCCGGCTTTTATGCCACGCAAAAATACAACTGCCTGTTTCATCGTTCATCGGTTTTAGTCATTGGCACGACACCCACTTTGCTGCCAAAAAGATTCAATATCTGATTTACTTTATCAAGGCGCAAAGTCTGCTTGCCCTGCTCCAATTCACGAACAAGACGCAAGCCCACCCCCGATTTCTCGGAAAGCTCCACCTGCGTAAGATTATACTGCTTACGCATCGCCTTTACATATTTTGAAAGTGTTGTCTGTTCCATATATGCAACAAATTATACCCTATCGGGTGCAAATATAATGAAAGTTTTTTACTTTACACCTTATCGGGTATAATTTTATTGTTTATTTATATATTTTACACCCTATCGGGTATAAAATTAAAACTTGCCTCGATAGCAACTTTGCAATACTCGCTCAATATCGCTTTCCCGATAGAGGATTTTCCCACCCAGTTGACGGTATGGCAATATACCATTGTTCCGATAATCCTGCAAGGTGCGGCGACTGATTTTCAGCCGTTGCGCCAACTCCCTATCAGTTAAATAGTGTTCGCCACCCAATAGCGGTTGATTCTCATCTGCCATCGTTGCGGTATCTTTGGCAATGCGGTCTAGCTCTGAAAATAGACCGCGTACCCACTCGTGTTTGTGCGTGATAACTTCGTTACTCATAGGCATAAAAATGATAGGTTAAATATCATTACAATCTTCGATAAGTTGCTCCACATCTTCGGGACGATAGTAGATACGATTGTTAATTTTTGAGTGAGGCAAACGCCCACTATCCCGAAGAGTCTGCAATGTGCGAGGACTAATCTTCAACGCCTGACAGACATCTTGATTGTCCATCCAATCGCTCATACGCCTGCCATTACGCTGGCGATTGATACTATCCATTCGCTTAACGAACTGCCCGAGGCGCGACACAAGCTCCTCAAAGGTCTTTTTCTCAATGCTGATAATCTCCATAACTATTTCATTTTACATTAAACATTCGCTTTCCAAGTGCTAAGTAAAAACAAAAAATAATACCCTCCGCAAACCCGACATAACGTGTCGTCGGGTGTCATTAGATTGCATAATTGGTAGTATTTTAGAAAGTAAATCGCTAATCCAATTACAGAAAGAGTGATTGACAGACTGCAAGATTGTGTGACTGCAAGTCTGACAGATTGCAAGAATGAGTGATTGCATTACTTGTTATAATCACTAATGATTACACTCATTCATTATTGCTTGATTTGCTTATTGGTTATAAACAAGTAACCAGCAAGTGTTATAACCAACGCACCAATGCTGATATTTGAGTAAAATTTAGACTGCTGTATGGTAATTTCCAGGCACTGGAAATTTATGTTCAAGCGAACATAGCAAGTTGTGTTTTGGGGCACCCGAAATGTTTTCGGCGTCCCAAAACTACCTATCGGTATCCTACCCTCCAAAGTCGGGAGGATTTGATGTTTTTATATTGCAAATAATTTCACTTTATGTACAAGCTTTATGCTCCGAATAATCATATAAGCTATTCGAATGTTCATCCCTGAATTATAAAAATTACAATTTATGCGATAAAAAAGTTACTTCAAAAAGACACAGTTTCGCATATTATCATTAAATTTGCGGTATACGCCAATAAAATGTGCAAATAATGAAAGATTTAAATAGACTAAAAGTAGTATTGGTTGAACAAAAGAAAACCGGCAAATGGCTTGCCGAGCAGTTAGGCAAAGACCCCTCAACAGTCTCTAAATGGTGCTCTAACAAAATGCAACCATCGTTGGAGATGCTGGTGAATATTGCGAAAGTATTAGATGTTGATACCAGAGAACTAATCGTCATTACGAAACAATGACTATGGACTATCAATTTACACAGAACTTTGTCGCATAAAACTATGAAGAAAGAGAAAGTCGACATACTTGAAGGTAACATCCCGAAGGATATTATGGATGCATTACTTCGTGACCACACTACCCAGCGCAATATATTTTGGGCGACCAAAGAT